CATACAGCCCCCCGTTTATTATTTATCTCCTCAGCCAGCCGCTGTGCTTTCAGGGGATTTCTGATAACAGAAAGGCCGGGAAATACCCAGCCTCGCTTTGTAACGGAGTAGACGAAAGTGATCGCACCTACCCGGATATTATCGTGAGGATGCTTCATCGCCATTGCTCCCCAAATACAAAACCAATTTCAGCCAGTGCCTCGTCCATTTTTTCGATGAACTCCGGCACCATCTCGTCAAAACTCGCCATGTACTTTTCATCCCGCTCAACCACGACATAATGCAGGCCTTCACGCTTCATACGCGGGTCATAGTTGGCAAAGTACCAGGCATCTTTTCGCGTCACCCACATGCTGTACTGCACCTGGGCCATGTAAGCCGACTTTATGGCCTCGAAACCACCGAGCCGGAACTTCATGAAATCCCGGGAGGTAAACGGGCATTTCAGCTCAAGGCCATTGCCGTCACTGCATAAACCATCGGGAGAGCAGGCGGTACGCATACTTTCGTCGCGATAGATGATCGGGGATTCAGTAACATTCACGCCGGAAGTGAATTCAAACAGAGTTCTGGCGTCGTTCTCGTACTGTTTTCCCCATGCCAGCGCCTTAGCATTAACTTCCGGAGCCACACCGGTGCAAACCTCAGCCAGCAGGGTGTGGAAGTAGGACATTTTCATGTCAGGCCACTTTTTTCCGGAGCGGGGTTTTGCTATCACATTGTGAACTTCTGAAGCGGTGATGACGCCGAGCCGTAATTTGTGCCACGCATCATCCCCCTGTTCGACAGCTCTCACGTCGATTCCGGTACGCTGCAGGATAATGTCCGGTGTCATGCAGCCACCTTCTGCTCAGTGGCTTTCTGTTTCAGGAATCCAAGAGCTTTCACTGCTTCGGCCTGTGTCAGTTCTGACGATGCGCGAATGTCGCGGCGAAATATCTGGGAACAGAGCGGCAATAAGTCGTCATCCCATGTTTTATCCAGGGCAATCAGCAGAGTGTTAATCTCCTGCATGGTTTCATCGTTAACCGGAGTGATGTCGCGTTCCGGCTGACGTTCTGCAGTGTATGCGGTATTTTCGACAATGCGCTCGGCTTCATCCTTGTCATAGATACCAGCAAATCCGAAGGCGAGACGGGCACACTGAATCATGGCTTTATGCCGTAACATCCGTTTGGGATGCGACTGCCACGGCCCCGTGATTTCTCTGCCTTCGCGGGTTTTGAATGGTTCGCGGCGGCATTCATCCATCCACTCGGTAACGCAGATCGGATGATTGCGGTCTTTGCGGTAAATCCGGCATGTGCAGGATTCATTGTCCTGCTCAAAGTCCATGCCATCAAACTGCTGGTTTTCATTGATGATACGGGACCAGCCATCAACGCCCACCACCGGAACGATGCCGTTCTGCTTGTCAGGGAAGGCGTAAATTTCTTTCGTCCACGGATTAAGGCCGTACTGGTTGGCGACGATCAGCAATGCGATGAACTGCGCATCGCTGGCATCACCTTTAAATGCCGTCTGGCGAAGAGTGGTGATCAGTTCCTGTGGGTCGACAGAATCCATGCCGACGCGTTCAGCCAGCTTCCCAGCCAGCGTTGCGAGTGCTGTACTCATCCGTTTTATACCTCTGAATCAATATCAACCTGGTGGTGAGCAATGGTTTCAACCATGTACCGGATGTGTTCTGCCATGCGCTCCTGAAACTCAACATCGTCATCAAACGCACGGGTAATGGCTTTTTTGCTGGCCCCGTGGCGTTGTAAATGATCGATGCAGAGTGATTCAAACAGGTGCTGGGGCAGACCTTTTTCCATGTCGTCTGCCAGTTCTGCCTCTTTCTCTTCACGGGCGATCTGCTGGTAGTGACGCGTCCAGCTCTGAGCCTCAAGACGATCCTGAATGTAATAAGCGTTCATGGCTGAACTCCTGAAATAGCTGTGAAAATATCGCCCGCGAAATGCCGGGCTGATTAGGAAAACAGGAAAGGAGGTTAGTGAATGCTTTTGCTTGATCTCAGTTTCAGTATTAATATCCATTTTTTATAAGCGTCGACGGCCTCACGAAACATCTTTTCATCGCCAATAAAAGTGGCGATAGTGAATTTAGTCTGGATAGCCATAAGTGTTTGATCCATTTTTTGGGACTCCTGGCTGATTAAGTATGTCGATAAGGCGTTTCCATCCGTCACGTAATTTACGGGTGATTCGTTCAAGTAAAGATTCGGAAGGGCAGCCAGCAACAGGCCACCCTGCAATGGCATATTGCATGGTGTGCTCCTTATTTATACATAACGAAAAACGCCTCGAGTGAAGCGTTATTGGTATGCGGTAACGCCGCGCTCAGGCGGCTTTGATAGTCATATCATCTGAATCAAATATTCCTGATGTATCGATATCGGTAATTCTTATTCCTTCACTACCATCCATTGGAGGCCATCCTTCCTGACCATTTCCATCATCCCAGTCGAACTCACAAACAACACCATATGCATTTAAGTCTTTCGAAATTGCTATAAGCAGAGCATGTTGCGCCAGCATGATTAATACAGCATTTAATAAAGAACCGTGTTTATTTAGTCGGTATTCAGAGTCTGACCAGAAATTATTAATCTGGTGAAGTTTTTCCTCTGTCATTACGTCATGGTCGATTTCAATTTCTATTGATGCTTTCCAGTCGTAATCAATGATGTATTTTTTGATGTTTGACATCTGTTCATATCCTCACAGATAAAAAATCGCCCTCACATTAGAGGGCAAAGAAGATTTCCAATAATCAGAACAAGTCGGCTCCTGTTTAGTTACGAGCGACATTGCTCCGTGTATTCACTCGTTGGAATGAATACACAGTGCTGTGTTTATTCTGTTGTTTATGCCAAAAATAAAGGCCGACTATGCGGCCTGAAATTACTTAACCAATGATGCTGCATATTCGATAAGGTAAAGCTTTGGGGCCAGCCAAATTTTTAACCAAGTCATATTGGTTACTACACCAATAATAAAAATCCCCCACAGAGTCAAAACTCCAACCAATGGCATGATAAGAAGGTTAATATCTCCTTTGCTATCCCAAACCATTGTCGGCCTGTATTTGGGATTTCCCCTCTCCCATGAGTATCCTTCATCACCGATTTTACCTGTCTCAACTCTTTGGCACTGCTTCTTCATAAACCAGAAAACCAGTGGGATTGTTAGAATGGCTATTAATGTTTTAATCAGACTGTCAACCATATTCCATAGCAGCAACTGATGAACAACATCAGGAATCTGCGCTTGGCTGAATGAAACAGCCGCGTCTATTCCATTGCTGGCTTTTTGCAGTAGTTCTACGAGAATCTTGTTTGCTTGTTCTTCCATATATCCCCTTGATTGTAATAAGCATGAAATTATTTACGGCCAAAAAATAAAGGCCACCATCAGGCAGCCTTGTTATTCTGTTTACCAAGTTCTCTGGCAATCATTGCCGTCGTTCGTATTGCCCATTTATCGACATATTTCCCATCCTCCATTACAGGAAACATTTCTTCAGGCTTAACCATGCATTCCGATTGCAGCTTGCATCCATTGCATCGCTCGAATTGTCCACACCATTGATTCTTATCAATAGTCGCAGTCATACGGATAGTCCTGGTATTGTTCCATCACATCCTGAGGATGCTCTTCGAACTCTTCAAATTCTTCTTCCATATCTCACCTCAAATAAGTGGTTTGCTGCCTAATTTCATTTTCTGGCGACCAACACAAGTCATCTTGCTGTCAGCTGTTTGGATTTCCTGTAGCCTGCCGCGTAAATGGCTACATTTGGAAGACAAGTTGAGCCTTCATATTTTCTGGTCAACGTTGTCAGTGTTATTACTTCTGCTCTCATTACTGGTTTGCGTTTGCATTGTAAGACCACTCGTGAAGGGGTTGGCCTGTGTAGCTTGTCAGAGCTGATCGCCTCCTGACTTTGCAGGTTTGCACGACGAGCTCTACGGCGAGAAGCTGCGGTGCCTTTAAATTCTGTTTTTCTGGACATAGATTCCTCCCGAATAAACTTTGGCGATGCAATCTCGAAGCTCCTCCTGAGACGGTTGCTTCGGCATTGCATCCCACAGCTTATGTGGTTGGGTGGTCTGGCTTTTCAGCCACGTAGTCGAGTGTTCGACGTTGTTTAAAGAGCCTGCCAGTCTGTTCCATTTGGCTTCCAGCGTCCTGCTGATGACTAAATAGTACGATATGTACTTTACTTGGTCAATACGATTTGTTCTATTGAGGAGTGGTTTTTTACAACGCTTTGTATTTTATAGTGTTGTTTTTTAGCGTGGGTGTATTGCCTCGGCGATGTAGGGAGAGATCAGAATTGCGTTGTTTAGTGAGTTGTATCTATTAATTTTGAAATAAATACAATTGGTTATGCGTTTTTTGGGGGGCGTTAGGCAAAGAAAACCCGGCGCTGAGGCCGGGTTATGTAGGCATTATGCGGCTTTTTTGGTGTGTGCTGACGAGCGAGCCAGAATCTCGTTGATGAGAGATCTCAGGGTCATTGCATCTTTGTGCAGAGTGGACATGGTTTTCATTGCGTTTCCTCGGTTTATTTTATGGTACTAGCCTAGTTCAAATAGACTATATGAAATCTTGATTTACTATTAAGGCCATTGGGTTGGTGGAAGATCGTGGGTTTTTATCTGCGTATTTGCTTCCACACATTTATCATAGTCTAATTTCTCTACAGCAAGCAATAGTGATTCAGCATACATCAATCCTTGTTTGATGTTCATAACATTTATGCTTGCACTTGCGGCATCCATATCCTTTGCTGTCTCTACCATGTGCTCAAAGCTTTGAGCAATAGAGTCAACACCGTTTTTCATCCTTGTAAACACTAATTTTAGCTCATCAAGGCTTGGATTCGTTAGATCATACATCCCATGCATTCCATGGGCTTCGAATAACTCTGACAACGATCTAAGGGCGAAGTTCACAGAATCAATAACTTGGTCGTACTTTTTCTTATCAAGATCATTCATTAAAAATATAACCTTTTAACTAATTGATATTGCTGCATTTATATCAATATATGCATTTCACATATATCACCCAAACGTCTCTTCAGGCCACTGGCTAGCGATAACTTTCCCCACAACGGAACAACTCTCATTGCATGGGATCATTGGGTACTGTGGGTTTAGTGGTTGTAGAAACACCTGACCGCTATCCCTGATCAGTTTCTTGAAGGTAAACTCATCACCACCAAGTCTGGCTATGCAGAAATCGCCGGGCTCAACAGCTTGCTCTGGGTCAACCAGAATTAACATCCCGTCAGGAAAACTAGGTTTGGAACCTGTTGGTGCGGTCATTGAGTTACCTTCAACCTCAAGCCAGAATGCAGAGTCACTGGCTTTTTTGGTTGTGCTTACCAATCTCTCCGCATCGCCTTTGGTAAAGGTTCTGAGTTCTGGAGAGAACATCCCAGCCTGAACATGAGAAAAAACAGGGTACTCATATTGTTTTTTAACTGGGGCCGATGAGTATTCGCCAACAGGTGAAAATGTCCCGTCGTGGTTGAATGATATGTTATCAATACCAAGGTATTTAAACACCACACCAATATCACTAAGAGATGGATGACGAGATCCGCGCAACCAGTGTCCAATTCCACCCTGCGTCATACCTAGCTCTTCGGCTAACTTCTCTTGAGTTATGCCGAGCTCTTTCATTCTGGATCTAGCCAGTTCATACCATTTCATTTTCATGTCCTTATTATTACGCTCTGTACTGGAACCATCCATGCACAATGTGTATTTTTTGCTTGTGTTTAAGAAGTACATATTGTATTTTTTTATTTGTGGTTACTATGGAGGGCATATGAGCAACCTACGAAAATATCGAGAGTCACTGAATATCTCTCAAACAACACTTGCTAAGGCAGTTGGATGCACACAGGGAGCTATCGGACATTGGGAATCTGGTCGTCGCTTCCCAGACCTTAAAACATGCCGTGCTCTTGTTGCGTGTCTAAACAAGTTAGGCGCAAAAGTAAGTCTTGATGATGTGTTTCCGCCGGAGCACAAAGCTGCGTAATAAGCGGAGCCGCTCTTTGTAACAACGGACATTCGTCCTACGTCGCTGAAAAGCGAGTCCCAAGATATCTGACCAACTAAGGCCATATGCGTTTCCACGCATACCTTTCAACTAACTATTCACTATTGGAAATCTTAAGAAATGGAACGAACAAGTTACAGCAAACTATCACAGCGTGACGTTGATCGCGCAGAAACAGATTTACTCATCAACCTATCAACTCTTACCCAGCGCGGTCTGGCAAAGATGATTGGCTGTCATGAATCGAAGATAAGCAGAACGGACTGGAGATTTATTGCTTCGGTCTTGTGTGCTTTCGGAATGGCATCAGACATCAGTCCGATTAGCAGGGCTTTTAAGTATGCGCTTGCTGAAATCACAAAGAAAAAATCCCCGGCCGCCACCGAGGATTTTAAGCAAATTGATATGCAATTCTGAGGGAATTACTGGATCTATCAACAGGAGTCATTATGACAAATACAGCAAAAATACTCAACTTCGGCAGAGGTAACTTTACCGGACAGGAGCGTAATGTGGCAGATCTCGATGATGGTTACGCCAGACTATCAAATATGCTGCTTGAGGCTTATTCAGGCGCAGATCTGACCAAGCGACAGTTTAAAGTGCTGCTTGCCATTCTGCGTAAAACCTATGGGTGGAATAAACCAATGGACAGAATCACCGATTCTCAACTTAGCGAGATTACAAAGTTACCTGTCAAACGGTGCAATGAAGCCAAGTTAGAACTCGTCAGAATGAATATTATCAAGCAGCAAGGCGGCATGTTTGGACCAAATAAAAACATCTCAGAATGGTGTATCCCTCAAAACGAGGGAAAATCCCCTAAAACGAGGGATAAAACATCCCTCAAATTGGGGGATTGCTATCCCTCAAAACAGGGGGACACAAAAGACACTATTACAAAAGAAAAAAGAAAAGATTATTCGTCCGAGAATTCTGGCGAATCCTCTGACCAGCCAGAAAACGATCTTTCTGTGGTTAAACCGGATGCTGCAATTCAGAGCGGCAGTAAGTGGGGAACAGCAGAAGACCTGACCGCCGCAGAGTGGATGTTTGACATGGTGAAGACCATCGCGCCATCAGCCAGAAAACCGAATTTTGCTGGGTGGGCTAACGATATCCGCCTGATGCGTGAACGTGACGGACGTAACCACCGCGATATGTGTGTGCTTTTCCGCTGGGCCTGCCAGGACAACTTCTGGTCCGGTAACGTGCTGAGTCCGGCCAAACTCCGCGACAAGTGGACCCAGCTCGAAATCAACCGTAACAAGCAACAGGCTGGCGTGACAGCCGGAAAACCAAAACTCGACCTGACAAACACTGACTGGATTTACGGGGTGGATCTATGAAAAACATCGCCGCACAGATGGTTAACTTTGACCGTGAGCAGATGCGTCGGATCGCCAACAACATGCCGGAACAGTACGACGAAAAGCCACAGGTACAGCAGGTAGCGCAGATCATCAACGGTGTGTTCAGCCAGTTACTGGCAACTTTCCCGGCGAGTCTGGCTAACCGTGACCAGAACGAACTGAACGAAATCCGCCGCCAGTGGGTTCTGGCTTTCCGGGAAAACGGGATCACCACAATGGAACAGGTTAACGCAGGAATGCGCGTAGCCCGTCGGCAGAATCGACCATTTCTGCCATCACCCGGGCAGTTTGTTGCATGGTGCCGGGAAGAAGCATCCGTTATCGCCGGACTGCCAAACGTCAGCGAGCTGGTTGATATGGTTTACGAGTATTGCCGGAAGCGAGGCCTGTATCCGGATGCGGAGTCTTATCCGTGGAAATCAAACGCGCACTACTGGCTGGTTACCAACCTGTATCAGAACATGCGGGCCAATGCGCTTACTGATGCGGAATTACGGCGCAAGGCTGCCGATGAACTGACCTGTATGACAGCGCGAATTAACCGTGGTGAGACGATACCTGAACCAGTAAAACAACTTCCTGTTATGGGCGGTAGACCTCTAAATCGTGCACAGGCTCTGGCGAAGATCGCAGAAATTAAAGCTAAGTTCGGACTGAAAGGAGCAAGTGTATGACGGGCAAAGAGGCAATTATTCATTACCTGGGGACGCATAATAGCTTCTGTGCGCCGGACGTTGCCGCGCTAACAGGCGCAACAGTAACCAGCATAAATCAGGCCGCGGCTAAAATGGCACGGGCAGGTCTTCTGGTTATCGAAGGTAAGGTCTGGCGAACGGTGTATTACCGGTTTGCTACCAGGGAAGAACGGGAAGGAAAGATGAGCACGAACCTGATTTTTAAGGAGTGTCGCCAGAGTGCCGCGATGAAACGGGTATTGGCGGTATATGGAGTTAAAAGATGACCATCTACATTACTGAGCTAATAACAGGCCTGCTGGTAATCGCAGGCCTTTTTATTTGGGGGAGAGGGAAGTCATGAAAAAACTAACCTTTGAAATTCGATCTCCAGCACATCAGCAAAACGCTATTCACGCAGTACAGCAAATCCTTCCAGACCCAACCAAACCAATCGTAGTAACCATTCAGGAACGCAACCGCAGCTTAGACCAAAACAGGAAGCTATGGGCCTGCTTAGGTGACGTCTCTCGTCAGGTTGAATGGCATGGTCGCTGGCTGGATGCAGAAAGCTGGAAGTGTGTGTTTACCGCAGCATTAAAGCAGCAGGATGTTGTTCCTAACCTTGCCGGGAATGGCTTTGTGGTAATAGGCCAGTCAACCAGCAGGATGCGTGTAGGCGAATTTGCGGAGCTATTAGAGCTTATACAGGCATTCGGTACAGAGCGTGGCGTTAAGTGGTCAGACGAAGCGAGACTGGCTCTGGAGTGGAAAGCGAGATGGGGAGATCGGGCTGCATGACTATCAAATCAAATACGCCAGCACACGACAAGGACTGCTGGCAAACGAACGCCGCTTTGGCTTTTTGATGCACTGGATATTGAGTTTGGATTCTGGCTGGATTCGGCAGCGAGCGACAAAAATGCTCTGTGCGCTCACTGGTTAACTGAGGCCGACGACGCGCTAAATTCTGAGTGGATAAGCCACGGTGCAATCTGGAATAACCCACCGTACAGCAATATCAGGCCGTGGGTGGAAAAAGCCGCTGAGCAGTGCATACAACAGCGACAGACGGTAGTTATGCTTGTGCCAGAGGATATGTCAGTCGGATGGTTCAGCAAGGCTCTGGAGAGTGTCGACGAAGTTCGCATTATCACTGATGGACGGATTAATTTTATCGAACCATCGACAGGGCTGGAGAAGAAGGGAAACAGCAAAGGCTCCATGCTGCTGATTTGGCGACCGTTCATCAGTCCTCGACGGATGTTTACTACCGTATCCAAAGCGGCATTGATGGCGATCGGGCAGGGCGTCAGGAGGGCGGCATGAGGCGACAGCGACGAAGTTTCACCGACATCATCTGCGAAAACTGCAAATACCTTCCAACGAAACGCTCCAGAAATAAACGCAAGCCAATCCCAAAAGAATCTGAC